TGGACAACGTTGATGCATTAAGAAATGACCTCAACAGAGATATCAATAGATTCTAATTATTAATAACAAGGAGTTTTTAAAATGTTAATTCAAGGACAAGTTGGACCATCCTCAACTCAATCAGTACAACCTGGTGCAACTCCGCCTATTCGTATGGGCCAGCTAGGTGATGTGGTTGTTTCTGAACTACATGGTCGTTATTATGAAACTACCTACAGAGGTAGTACATTTACATTATCAGTTGCTACAGCAGCCGCAATTACTGCTTATACTGGTGCTGCTGGTGGTACACCACAAATTGCACTGTATAATCCAGCTAACTCACAGAAAAATGCGGTTATTCTACAAGCATCATATGCTAACGTAGTTGCCGCTTCTGGTGCTGGTACTGTTACATGGGGTTTATGGTATGGACCTACTACACTAATCACTCAAACTACCACTACAGCACCAGTAAATAACTTGACATTAAACAAATCAGGTTCTGCTATGGTTGGTTTTACTAACCAGGCGTTGACATCTTCAACAGCATTAACCAACGTATATCCATTAGGACAATACTACTGGGCAACTGCTGCTGGTGCATTTAACACGGCACCACAGGTTGCATTAATTGACGGTGCTATCATTATTCCTCCTGGTACTATGATTGCTCTTGGTGGTACTGCTGCATTGACATCAGCAACTTGGTATGGTTCCCTAACTTGGGAAGAAGTTCCAATCTAATATCAGTAATTAGAATATACTGGCACCCAATGGTGCCAGTTTTTCATCAAGGAAAAAAATGGCAGCAATTACCAACAGACAAGGTTTCAAAGACTATTGCTTACGCCGACTTGGTTTTCCTGTAATTGATATTAATGTTGATGATGACCAGGTCGAAGATCGTATTGACGATGCTTTGCAATATTGGCAAGACTATCACTTTGATGGCCTGCAAAAGGTTTATTACATCAAAGCATTATTGCAACAAGATATAAACCAACGTTATCTCAATTTAGATGGTGCTCAAGACACTCAAGGCAACCCAATGGAAATTGTGGGTGTTACCAGAATATTTCCGGTACAAGATTCTCAAGCAACGGTAAATATGTTTGACTTGAGATATCAATTAAGACTGAATGAGTTGTATGACTTCACCTCTGCGTCCTACATCAATTACACATTAACTCAACAACATCTACGATCACTAGAACTTATGTTCTCTGGTGAAGTTCCTATTCGATTTCAGAGACATATGCAAAGACTCTACATCGATTGGGCTTGGGGTTATTCAGAAGCACCAGTTGGTACAGTGGTAGTGGCAGAATGTTACGCAGCAATTAATCCAGATGCCTTTAATAAAGTATGGAATGATCGTTGGTTAAAAGAATATGCAACGGCACTAATCAAAAGAAGTTGGGGTGCCAACATGAAGAAATTTGGTGGCCTTCAGTTGCCTGGTGGTGTTACACTTAACGGTGAGGACACTTACAAAGAGGCAGCAGATGAAATCGAACGCCTAGAAAAAGAAATGGAAACCAATTATGGTGCTCCATTAGAATTTTACTTGAACTAACATGGCCACAAATCATTATTTCAATAACTATGGCGCTAAAAACGAACAGAGAATAATCGAAGATTTGATCGTTGAATCAATCAAGATTATGGGTTTTGATGCCTATTATATTCCAAACGATAACGATCAAGCTCGTGATCTATTGTTTGGTGAAGATCCAGTTAAGAAATTTAAAACGGCATTTCAACTTGAGTTCTATTTGTCCAGTTCATTGGAATATACAGGTGATCGAGAATTCTTTTCCAAGTTTGGTCTTGAAATTAAAAACAATGTTAATGTCATTGTCTCAAAACGTTCATTCTCACAAAGAGTATCACAGAATTCATTCCACAGGCCACGTGAAGGTGATTTGATTTATGTTCCATTCTTAAATGGTACAGGTGAATTGTACGAGATTAAATTCACAGATAGTACAAAAGATTTCTTTATGTTAGGCAGAAAAGTACCATACTTCTATGAATTAGAATTAGAGAAATTCAAATACTCACATGAAGTTATCAGCACTGGTGTACCTGATATTGACCAAGTGGCCAAAGATAATGCATATAGTTTATCATTACATATGAGTACTGGTACAGGAGATTATAAGTCGGAAGAAATTGCATATCAATCAGCAGACGGCACATATGCAAATGCAACTACAACTGCAATAGTACAATCATGGGATCATCTGCATAAGATATTAAGAGTTTCGAATATTACTGGTGAGTTTAATAAGTTAACATCAAATACAGTATATGGTTCGATCTCTAATGCACACTATTTACTCACAACATTTAATCCATTAGATGTTGAATTAAGAACAGACCACTACGATAATCTGTACATAGAAGATCAAGGTACATCGATCATCGACTTTAGTGAATCTAATCCATTTGGATCATTATAATGGCAAATGTATTCTACAATCGAATCATAAGAAAATTAGTTGTCGGTTTTGGCAACTTGTTTAATAACATCACATTGGTGAGATATAATCCTGACTTAACGGAACAGGAAAGAATTATTATTCCTATTGCATATGCAACCAAAGAATTATATGTTAAACGATTAGATGAAGATTACAACTTAGATAAAAAAGTACAAACTACTTTACCAAGATTCTCTTTTGAGATGACTGGTTTTTCTTATGATGCGACACGTAAACAAAATACAAATGTAAAAACATTTGCTAAGTCAACGTCAGGTGGTATTGTTAGTCAATACAATCCTGTACCATATAACTTTGATTTTAGTTTATATTTGTATGTTAGAAATACGGAAGATGCAGTTCAAGTATTAGAACACATCATGTCTTATTTTACACCAGATTATACTATCAAACTAAATTTAGTACCAGAAATGGGTATCATCAAAGAGATACCAGTAGTATTGAATAATACATCACAAGAAATTCAATATGAAGGTACAAGAGATTCTGAAACAAGATTAATTATTTGGACATTAAACTTCACGGTTAAAGGTTTCATTTATGGTGGAGTTACAAATGCAGGTGGTATTATTAAAACCTCTATTGTTTCCATCTTAGATAAAATTACACCAGAGTCTAGAGTTGCATTTAATATTGATGGTACTACTGGTATAGGAAATTATCAAACAGGAGAAACTGTATACCAAGGTTATTCACCACAGACCTATACGGCCATGGGTGTAGTTAATTCTTGGTCAAATAATACACATAAATTGGTGTTAACTAATGTGAACGGTAGTTTTAATTCTGATATGCCCATCTATGGAATGATTACCAATTCTAATTATAAGTTTACATCATACGATACACATGAATTTAAGTATGCAGAAGTACATGTTACTACTAATCCAGCTAATGCAAATGTAAATACTGCTTACACTTATACAACAACTATAACTGAAAATAATTAATTTATGACTGACTTTGATAAAAACATGGAAAAGATATTTGATGTAACACCGGTAGAGAAACAAGAAAAAGTTAAAGTACCGGCATTACAGGTTCACTATAAAGAACCAGATATATCACAAGACTTGACTGATGCATACCAACAGTCAAAAGAAAACTTACAGGAAATTATTGACCAAGGTAAAGATGCAATGGAAGAAATATTGCAGGTTGCCAAAGCAGGTCAACACCCAAGAGCATTTGAAGTGTATGGTACTCTACTAAAGAATATGGTAGACGCAAATAAAGAACTTCTAAATATACAGAAACAAATGCGTGAGATAGAAGGCAAGAAAGAAAAAGAATCTACAACGAAGATTGACAAGGCCATCTTTGTTGGTAGTACAACAGAATTAAGTAAATTTCTAAAAGGTAAAGAATGATTTCATTCAAACAGTTTATCAAAGAAGAAGCAGAGAGAAAGGATCCAAAATCCAAAACTTTGCATGCCTTTGATATGGATGAAACATTATTTCACCATGACCACTCTAAGGTCAAAGTACACGTTAATGATGAACATGGTAAAAGAGTACACTCATTAACCAATCAAGAATTCAATGACCATAAGTTACCACATGGTCACAAGTATGATTTTAGTGATTTCAGATCAACACACATCTTTAAACAGTCTGCACATCCTATTCACAAGATGATTCGCAAACTGAAGGCCATACATAAAAAAAATAAGAATGTGGAGATTGTAACTGCACGTTCAGATATGGATGATAAACCAGGTTTCATGAAGGCATTAAAAAAACATGGTATTGATCCAAAAGAAATTCATGTACGTAGAACAGGTAACATTAAAGCAGCAACCAGTCCAGGTGATAGTAAGCGTAGACAAATTAGTCACCTAATTAAGAAACATGGTTACACCAAAGTTCATTTATATGATGATTCAGAACAAAATTTAAATCACTTTTTAAGTTTGAAACAAGACCATCCACACGTTGAGTTACACGCTCATCATGTTCACCGCAACCCAGATACAGGCGAAGTCAAGGTAACTACTAGACGACTTAAATAATGGCATTAAAAGATTCCTACCGTGATAACCCCAAACTGAAAAGAATTGGGGTTAATGTAAATTTCAGCGAAGATCAAATCGAAGAATACATTAAGTGTTCTAAAGATCCTGTTTACTTTGCAAAATATATCAACATTATTTCCCTAGATAAAGGTATTGTTCCTTTTGAAATGTATGACTTTCAGAAGGACATGATTAAGACTTTTAATGATAATCGTTTTGTTATCGTTAAATGTCCTCGTCAGGTTGGTAAAACCACTACAGCCGTTGCATATCTTTTGTGGACTATTCTATTTAAAGATGCACAAAACGTGGCAATTCTGGCCAACAAAGGTCAAACATCAAGGGACATTCTAGGTAAACTTCAGTTGGCATACGAGAACTTGCCAATGTGGTTGCAACAAGGTGTGGTTGAATGGAACAAAGGTCGTATTGAACTAGAGAATGGTTCAGTTATCATTGCAAACTCAACATCATCTTCTGCTGCTCGTTCTGGTGCATATAACATTGTATTCTTAGACGAATTTGCGTTCGTACCGTCAAACATTGCATACGACTTTATCACATCTGTTTACCCTGTTATTACATCTGGTACCAAAACAAAGATTCTGATGGTGTCAACACCAAACGGAATGAATTTG